GGATAAACCATAATAAAAAATACATAACATGCTTAGGAAGACTTGGAATCTTAGATGCTTAGCATTGATCCACTACCCTTGTCTAAAATCTGACTATGTGTTTTCCTGTGATGAAAGGAAACTTCATTTCAAATTCTAGGATGTCACTTCCTTCTGGACTAATCTTATACACAGAAAAGTTCTTATCTGTAGCTAGCCCACATGCTTCTATCAGAGTCTTGGTAAGTCTTGAGTGATCAAGTGACGACATCATGGCTCTTAATTGACTACTACTAATAGCACTAATTTGATCTAAAAATGACAGCCTCTCTCTGATAAAAATCTTTGTCATTACTATACTTTCAGTGTCATCTAAAATCTGCTCAGTAAATGAACTGAGATTCTCCTCTTTTATTATCTTGAACATGGCTGTTAAGAAGTGAGAGGATCTAATGTTGAACACTAGATCAGTGAGTTCTTCAGACTTCCTGAACTCAAGTTCCATGATGACCCTTTGCTGTAGGTTCTGGAGTTCATATTTTAAACTTTCAGCAGACTGTTGGATAAGCTCTGATAAATTAGTAACTTCAATTTCTAACTCTTCTCTAGTCAAGATTGCCTCCCTACCTTTGGTTGAAGACATCCCTATGGATCTAATTTCCTCTTCGTCTGAAGATGAGCCATCAGAAGAGGTTTCTCCTTCAGGCAGGATTATGGACTTATCTTTTTGTTTCCCCCTCTCTCTGGATGGGACATTTGTTATAGTCTTCAAGCACAGTAGAGATATGAAAGTATGGCATATGCCATGGAAGTTCAAGTTGGATAAACCAATAATGTCACCTTTATCCAGGCATTTTACAATTTCCACAGACATGTCCTCTGAGTATAGCAATTGTCTCAAAGGAGAAAAGAACACAATGGCTGGGGGAACTAATCCAGTTGTCATGATATCATGATCATCAATAATTTGGAAAACATCTTCTCTTTCTAGGAACAAAGTTTTAATGTTGTCAATCACTTCTTTGCTCACCTCAGAATTGAAATTGTTAGACATAAACTCCCCATCTTCATCTTCATCATCATTCTCATCAACAGTATAATGTGTATTCACTGATGGTATACTATCAAGGGAGCTCAAATCTCCCCATAACCTATCCCCTCTTTCCTCCCTCAATCTCTCTTTTGCAATATGTGTATGTTCTGCTTCTTCCATGGTAATGCTAGTGAATTTCCAGTTATCTTCTATGGTCTTCATTGTGAACTCCTTGTTACTTGCCATAGACATGAAAGCTCTTATTAGTTTAGGATCTGCTTTGAATTCTTTCATGAAGGTTTCTTTCTCATCTATACTGTAGTGTCTAATTAACTGGTCTATTTTTTCCTTGTAAAGTCTTCTCAGATCAGAAGTTTTGCTTACTATTGTCTTTCTCATCATCAACACAAACTTGTTGAGATCAATAGAATTTACTATATGCTTGGTCTTATTCTTAATGTCCCTTATTAATAATGACAAATCTAATTTAGAATCTGACAAATTAATATCTTCCAAGAACCTGAAAGGTTGCATCTGCCTATTGGAGAGCCAATGTTGCATGCTAACAGGTATTCCTCTGGGAATCAATTGAGAGATCTTCCCTGGTAACCAATCTGTTGCTCTCAAAGGGCAATTCAGTAAAGTGACATCAACTGATTTGCCATCATGATTCTTGACAGTTGATTTCAGCCTGATCACCATGTTCTCCACAGATAAGAACCAGTTGCCTCTTAGAAGATTCATTGTCACAGGACTTTCATAATCTTTCTCTATTGTGATTTTCACTTTGTTGGATATCTTCCCTCTCAATACCTCAAATTGTCCTTGATGATTCAGATATATGTTGGGTTCAGAGCTAATGTCATTCTCTTTTGGCTTCACTTTGAATTCCTTTAAGAGTGATAATAACATATGCCCAAGATTCAAAGGATCATCTAACTTGGTCATTTTAATCTCTTCACAAACATCTCCAGTTAGAGATAAGGTAGTCCCAATACCATTGACAATTCCATCCCACCTACCCTTTCTGATTGGAATTTCTCTTTGTTGTATAGAACCAGACTTAGTAACATAGTACTGATGCTCTTTTTCTTGTCTCTGAATGAAATAGCCTAAGATTCCCAATCTATGATGAGTGACATTCATTAAAAATGACTGTTTGTCCTTTGACATTAGATAGTTCCTAATCATGCACAATCTTTGGATTCTTTTCGGTAAATCCCTACTCAATTTAACTGAATCTAACTTTGTACATAATATCTGATGGATCAACCTGTTAACCAAAGACTCCTCCAAGGGACAAGAAGCACTGAGATATAGGCTATTCATTGTTGAATTCAGGTGTAGCGGATCTGAAGTCAAACTTGTTAAGACTTTGGTATTAGGCCAGAGAATTCTTGACATTACATTAGACAATTCCTTTCTTTTTGCAGTAGTATCAGACAGTCTGATCTCCCTTTTCTTTTTCCCCATTCTTTCAATTTGATTCTTCAATGTTATGGCTGAAATTTCATTCTTAATACATGTCTCCTCATGTGTGTCCTCCAAGAACCCATAGTAAGCTCTTGTTTTAGACCATACTTGATCAAAAACTGTTTGAGATGCCTTTACTGTGTTATGGCCAAACCACTGTCTTCTGACAATGTCTATCAATTCAAAATCTACTGGAGATGATATTTCCCAGACCATGAAAACAACTTTCCCTCTTGCTTTGATGTTGGAGTATATTGTTCTGAGACCTCCTTTCCAACTCTTCACAACTTCATATCCATTCTCATATTCAGTAGCTAATGGAAACATCTTGTCAATCACAGCTCTATCAGTTGGAAGTGTAGTTTGGACTTTATCACTTAACATTATCCCAGTAGCTTGCCATAGTGTATACTTTCTCCTGTTCCATGGAGATGACCCTGTTAGTCTATCACTCATACTCAAACAAGGTCTATTTATTAGGTATGAAGATGCAACAAAAGATCTTATTGTGGGTTGATATGAGCTTAGGGATGAATAAACTCCAGGGTCAAATAGCTTAGAGGTCATCCTGGATTTCTGGGTCTCCCAGTCATGTGAGTTGGAATATAAGATGGAAGGGTTATTCTCCAAGAATTCAACACTGGATTTTAAGTTGTCCAGGCCTGAATCTTTGACAATCTGTTCATGCAGTTTTTTTGAACCAAATCTCAGTTCTATGGTTTTGAGACTCCTCCTCATTGATCTGTCTATTTGTTCATCATACTCCAAGGTACAGCCAGTATTAGTTAGATCCCAATCTTGGCTCTTGAATTTCATCAGACCCTCCCTCATGTGATAGTACAGAGAAAAATCAAACCCAGTCACTCCGCAATTGTAATCAAGCTCCAGTGGGAAATAGCCAACAGCAGGATGACAGGCTTCCAGTATCCTATATGACATCTCTGTTCCCAAAATGTGATTGTCCAACCCCAACATCTTGTAATGTAATTCAGATTGACAGAGTTGTAACAGGGAACATGTGAATGTGAAAGCTCCTGCCTCCAAACACTGAGTGATCAGATCATAAAAGGTCTGAATTCGCTCATAAAATGTTTCAGAGAGAGTAGTGGAAAGGGCTGCTGATACCCATCTGAAGGTGGGTTTGATCACCTTCCCATCACACCACCATTCAGAATTATACTCAATGAGATTCAATGTACCAATGCTGGACTTCTCAGTGCTATTCCAAATAGAAAGATATTCTGATATTTTCTCCTTCCACTTCAAGCAGCTATGTACCCATAATAGATTTTTCTTATTGGGCTCTTTTATACTAATGCTCATGGCAGAATCATCACTCCCCTGGATTACACTTGTGACATTCTGTATGCCTTGAGATTCGAGTTCAATATGTATAATGATATCCATTGGCTCTTGACAGATTCCATGGATTACAGTGCTTGTGAAATGAGGCAGTCCTTGGAACATGCCATCTTCTATCTCTATGAGATTAGAACTGTGTCCTACAAAGGGATCTGATCCGGACCAAAAGGAATCTCTGATCTGACAAAACATTTTATTGTCAGAAACTACATTTTGTGCATTCTCCAAAATTGATATGAGTTCCTCTGGTATGGCTATTCTTTTCTTAGTCCATAAGGCAAAAAATTGATATTGTAAGTAAACAATGTCATGTCCTTTACAAATCCTGGACACAACAAAGAAGAACTTACTAACATGATGTCTTTGACACCATCTTGTTGCATCTGCTGACTTACAGACTGTTGTATGAGGTCCTAATAAAGCTCCTGCTTTCCTTTCGTGAGTTGTCATGTAGGAATCCTTCAATTTGGGATGTGTCAGACTATCAGAATCTATATGATGAGCAATGGTCCGAGATATTGTTTCAACTGCAAAGTGTATGATTCTTGCTCTTATTTCTATGACATGAATCTCTCTGTCACCACCATGTTGGTCCTTAGGGAAGAGGTCACTATAAATCCATCCACGTTTAACCAAGTCTCTCATTGAATACAATAACAATTTTAAATAAGAAGGCTCTCTGTCTCCTTCATCTTTCATATATTTCTTAATCAATCTAGACAGAGAAGTGATTACTCTAGGTCTTTTTCCTTTGAGATTGGGATTGTTCTTCCTGATCTCATTCACTCTTCTCTTCCCTGACACAATCTTGAATTTTGATTGAAGATCTAGAAATATTTTCTCATGATCTTTACTGCTGGCTTTCAGAGTGGCAATATCTAAGAAACTTATCCTAGACATGGACTTCTCACAGTCTTCTATTATTGCTTTATGAGCAGACTTCCCATCCCTGTTCACCAGTTTTTGTATCCACAGATCTGTGAATCTTCTAAGGAGAGCTGGGTCCCAACAGTGTCTTTTTGGCTCTTCTCTTAATGCCCATAATAACTCTCCCTTATCCATAATCTCAGATTTGAACCAGTAATGTTCCTTGCAGACTTTTGCAACAATTTTGAAACTCCTGTCACCTGCCCTTCCTTTTGTTTTTGACACCACATAGCCAAAGTAGAATGAGTCTACAAGCTGCTCCATACTCACTGGTGAGTCATGGTAGATGCATCTCAATCTGAAATAATGGAACTCTGTTTGGAAATCATCATGCATCTCGGATGCATCAATGAGATCTTCATCTTGAGTTTTCCTAGTTCTAGTTCTTCTCTTATAAGGTTTCTTCTCATCATAATATCTCATGAGATTGATAGTCCTGTTGAGGTAATAGATGGTTAATCTGGATCTACATACAGAAGGCAGTCTTCCTACAAATTCTATGACATCAGACTCAAAGTGTTGTAATGCTCTCATATGCAAATACCTGTTAGCTGTCATCAATTCTTCAATGTCTATTTTGTTGTTCAAAAATGTTAGGAATATGCCATTGAAAGTCTCCCACATGGACTCTGGGACATCTATGGTCTTAGTACTGAATATGGGAACTCTGAAATGTTTTAGAAGGTAAAGCAAAATACCTTTGAGATAAGGGCCTGATTTAATCAAATGTTCTAAAGCAACCTCAGTATAGGATAGTATGTCACTAACATAATAATTCTCTGTTTCATATATTTCAGGTCCTAATTTGCCAGTATCCAACTTCTGAGAATGGGTTTTCTTGAAACAGAAGAACATGAAGACATGAGATCCAGTACAATTCAACATCATGAATCCTTCGTAATTAGGGATTTTTTTTATAAGCCATTTGCCTTGCTTTGTGGGTACTTTATACTCATATGAGACTTC